AATCTGGTTTCAATGGTAGCCATTTGAAATAAAGTTATCTCGCATGGCTTACCATCTAACAAATCATCAAACCAATCATCATTCACTAATCTACTATCTCATCTTGACCAAAGACACCTTGCTCATAGAATCCTGCTATCTTTAACACAACTCTTGACATAGCTCTTTTTTCTGCCATTGCAACAGGAAACTTTTTACCACCTCCCATTAAATTAGCATCAGATGCTTCACCAAAAGACATCATGTTACGAACTTCTTTGTTTTTAGTTTTCATTGTAGCAACAGCTTTTATTACAACACCATCAGCATCCAACTTAATAACATCATATGCTACAGTAATACCTTGTTTGCTTACAATTTTATCTATACCAGTTCTTGTAATAATGACAAAACCTCTTTTGTCTTTGTATACATCTTCTTCAACTAAATTATTGTCTAAGAATAATCTTCTTAAAGCATCTTTTCTAGTTTCTTTTGTTTCTTCTGGTTGTTCAATTGTTTTATTTTTTCTACTCATTTTTTTTATTTTTAGTTAATAATGAGCAAAAGTATAAAATTGAAATTAACTACCAAACTTTTTTAACAAAATTTTAAAAATAATGTGTGATTCTTGCTACTTGACCTGATTTTTTCTCATGTAAAAACCCCTCTACAGCTTTAGGCACACCAGTAAAACCTTTTCTACTATGCCAACTATCTGTTCCTGATGGACTTCTAAGATATTCTACAGTAACACCCACATAATCTTTAGCATCTAACCACTTATGCTTTACTTTATGGTGTATATGATGTAAGTAAAAATACCTATACTTAGTTTCAGACCACATTTTTGGTTGCTCTTGTGCCATCAAAAGAGGTAAGTTCATCATTTTTGCACCATCACCATGCTCTAAACCAATTAGATTACTACCATACTGATAATATTTTCTGTGTGCTACACTAATATCAAACTGTACATCATCATCTTTTCTAAACCAACTCTTTAATGCATGAGCTAAATGAAAACCTGACTGATAATCGTGGTTACTCATACTATGTAATACATCTACAGGTGCTATTTGCCTTAACATTTCTATACATTTAACATAAAGCATCAATGCAATCTCAAAATGCTCCCACCATTTACCATCAACATCTTGTCTTGTACCTGCTGTTGTTTGGTTGTATACGTTATCAATATGCAAAATATCGTTTCCTATGCAAAATAAAACCTTTTCTATAGCAAACCCCTCTGACTTCTGCAAAAGTCCTTGTATGCCCTCTAAAACACGATTTACAGCAGTTTCACAGTCATATGCACTACCAGTTTCTAATTCTCTAGCATATTTACCTATATGTATATCAGCAGGATTTACAACAAGTAAGTGGTTGCTATCTTTATCTCTTTCTATTTTTGTGTAGGATGGTGAGTAGTCTTCTATTAGATCAGTTATTTTATCTAATATTTGGTCTTCAGCAATACCATACTCTTCTTTTGTTACTATAGAGAATCTAAGTTCTCCTTTCATATTTTGCCAATGCTTAACACTAACTACATCTTTCTTGTCTATACCTCTCTCTTTTAAATGTAGGTCTAGTGCAGTATTGCCATTTATGTTGTCTACATCAGTTCCTCTGAACTCATATATTAAATCTGCTTCTTCAGCAGATAGTCTTAGTCTTTTACCTTTTCTTTTTTCTGTCATGATTTTTAATTTTTAGTTTTGCTAAATGTATGCAAAATAATAGGTGCTTTTAAAACAAAAATGGGATGTTATTAACACCCCACTCTTGAAACTAAAAACAATTTACAACCAGAATTGGTTGATAGAAGTGCAAATATAATTAATTTTTCAGATTACAATTACACTTATCACAATTTTTTTCAAATACTGAAAACAATAGTGGTAAGATTGCTAAAAAACTTAAACCCAAATTCATAAGTGTGATACCATTTAAAGATATATCTGCACTAGCAGCTATAACTAAAACACCACTTATAGTTCTCTTTGAAGAATACTTACCTTTAGTGTCTTTGAAAAGTTCTAATACTGATTTTATTAATTCAGTAATAGGATTGATAGCTTGTTTTACTAAGCTACCAGTTATCATATCTACTATCTTACTCATTATTTTTTAATGTCAGCAATTCCCTGACCTAAAATTAAAGTTAGTATTGCATAGTAAACCTTCTCAACTTCAGCTTCTGATAAACCTAATTTTGCTGCTGCAAATGGTACAAAAACTGCTGAAACTGTATACCAAAACTTTTTTGAGTTAAACATCTTTTTTAACATTTCCATATTTTTATTTATTTAAATTAGTAATTAATACAACCAAATAACTGGCTGTACCTTATCTTGGTCTGCATCTACATGAATAAAATTTCCTTCCTTACTCAAACCAATTCTTACAAATCCTGCTTCAGCAAGACCACCTAAAATCAATGCTCTCTGATATGAGTCTTTACATTCTATATCACAAGCTATGCCTTTTATATGGCTGCTAGAAGGATTTTGTATTGACAGGGGGTGATTTGGACACCTATACCCTGATGTTATTTTATACTTAATATTACTGTATGATCTAGCTCTATCTAAATCTTCTACAAAGTCTAAATCAATCATGTTAGTTTTACAACCACATTTACAAGCAAACTCGCTTTTCTTAAAGTGTTCAAATTTCATTATCTACCTTGTCCTCTTTTAGGTTTTTTGTAGCCATTCTGATTTACACTAGCATTTTTAGAATGTACTCCCTTTCTCTTTTTGTTTTTCTTTTTTCTAAAAGTAAATACTATCTTAGCCATACTATGCTGTTACTGCAATAAATTCTACATCACAAGCTGCAGTATCTGCTGTTGCTGCAACTAAAGAAATGTCAGCAAATGCACCAAAAGAACTTCCAGTAGCTGCATCCATTTCATTATTCATTAATAACATACTCTCTCCTGCTGCTAGTTTATACCAAAAACTATCTGCACCATTGTATACTCTTAATGAAATAAAGTTTGTATCATCTAAATTTGTAACTCTAAAGTAAGCATAGTCATTTGCAACACCTGTTCCTGCATCATCTGCTGTACTCCAATTAAACAAAGTAACTTCTGAAGTAGCCACATTCATAATTCTTTGATCTACTTGTCCTTGAGAAGTATAAGTTTTGTTTATAGTATTACCATAGCTTACACCATTTAATGTGTATGATTCTGTAATTGTTACTGTTAAATCTGCTGCTGTTACTGTACTTGCCATATTATTTTTTTGTTTTTGTAAATTTATAAATTGAGAATCCTATTGCCATTAATAAAGATACTGTCGTTAGCACTTCATTAACTGATGCTAAAGATATACCTATTGCTCCTGCATTTGCCACTCCCACTTGTATCGTATCTTCAATTGTCTCTTTCATTGTATTTTTTTATTATTAATTATCATATCCAACTTGTATGCCTAACTTAAAAAAAGTTGTTGCTGCTGCTGATGATTTAACCATTGCAAATAAAACATCACCTGCTGCTAAACTTGTTTCTGGTGTTAAATTTCTTGTTACTTGTAAATTATCGTTACTTGACTGTCCTGTTATACTTAATTCATTTAAAAGTACAGGTTCTACTGCACTTGTATCTCCTGCTGTAAAAGTAAGTTTACACAAAGCTACAGTTATTGTTGCTGATGTAGTTGCATTTGCCCACATATATATTGTGTTTAAATTACAAGCATTGTGCATTACAAAAGATTTAACCTTAAAAAAATCTCCCACATCTAAAGATGCATTACCAACAGTAGAAACCCCACTATCTTGATTATATTCATTTGGTGATTGACCATCAGTCATGTTTGCTCCATAATGATAATTAGAATTAGTTAAAGTTGCATACCCTTGTATATCAAAAGTATCTGTTTTAATTAAATTCTTTTTTACCCACAATAAACTACCATCAGTATTATTTGTACCACTACCTACTGTTTTGCTTAGTAAAGTATCATTAGTAGCAGACTCAAAACCTTTTGGGTTGTGTCTGTTTACATCAGTTAAATTTTTGTGTTCGTTAGCAGCCATGTGTATTTATATAATTTTTAAATAATATGTCTAATATATTTTTTTCTTTGTCTATTTGGTCAAGTTTTTTTATTGCCCACTCAATACCACTTGTACCTCCCCAAGCATCCCACATTATACCTCCACAACCTTCATCGTAAGGTACATCTTTATGTTGTTGGTGTCTTTTAAATGATGCCATACGAGCTATGGTATCTCTTGATAAACTTTCTCTGTTTGCTAATTGCCTTGCTCTTGTCCACCCTACTTGTGTACCACAAGAACTGCCATTTTCTTCTTTATATTTTATAGCTCTCTTAGCATTGTTAGTTGCAGACTGTGGATAGTCATTGTATGTCTTTGCATAATAATCCTTGTTGGCAGTTTCACACGATTCTTTAGTTTCATACTGACACTTGCCAGTTTCACCAAATTTCCATAATCCATTTTCACATTCGTAACAAGGCATATCTCTAAATTTTAACAGTCATCACATGGACAGAAATCTCTCCAACTATTATAGTTATACGTTCTTGGTCTTGAGTATATGCTATCATACATAATTATACCATGATTTTTGTAGGCATATCCTCTTGTAGGTCTGTCAGACTCATAAGTTGGAAACAAACCATTTTGGTCAGAATCTTCCATATAATCAATCATGTCTTTTAAATATATGTCAGCTTTTCTATAAGTGTCTTGTTTATATGCATTAAGCTCTGCAGGATCTACAATTGTAGCAAACTCATCTACATTGTGTACAATACCCATACTACTACTATTGCTTTGCACCTCATTTATAACTTCAAACCTTACAAACCAACATAAAGTTCTAGTCATAAAATCATCCATTAATGTTTGGTTAGCAGCAGTTAAAGTACCATCGTTATGTTGTGTCTTTAACTCTTCGTAAAAATCTTTACCAATAACTGGTTTTATATGAGCAAGTTCAGCTAATAAAATAGTATTGTCAGATATTAAAGCAGGGTCTGTGTTAGCATTTGTAAAACTATTGCTAATTACTTCTCCTGCAGTTACTAAAGGTATGTATTGATTTACGTTTGCCATATTTATTGTTCTTCGTTTTCTGATTCAACTTCAGTTACTTGTAATTCACTCTCGCTATCTCCTATACCATCTTGGTCATCATCTCTTGTTACAATAATTTGCTCTCTGTCAGTTAAGAACATATTACCCTCTTCTAGCATAGGGAAGTCTTCATCTAACATTTTTCTTTGCTCATTTATTGTAAGTATCTTAGTAGGGTCTAATTGAGTTGCAAAAGATACTGGTGGCTCGTACTGTATTAACAAGTCTTCTCTTGCAAAACCCATCTCTTTTAAAAGTATGTCTTTTATACCATCTAATAGTAAATCTGATGTGTCTTTAATTACAGTAGTCATTGCCATATCATATGCAATTCTAATCTCACTACCTGTGTTGTTCATCTTACCTGAACTTACAATACCAGATAAAGCAGGTTGCCATCTGTGTGCTGTAATTATATTTTGGTCAGTAATTTTTTGTAAGTCTAGCCAACTACCATCTTGGTCATCTTTTATTATAGATACATTTGCAGGTGAAGTATCGCCATTCTTTACAATAAACATAATCTTACCATTGTTACCTTCTCCAACAAATTTTTTCTGTGCTTCTTTTACTAATTTCTTTGCCTCTTCTTCTCCCATATCTCCTGATATTTCTACAATAGCAGAAGGCTGAAAACCATTTTGAAATTTAGTGTGATTCCATTTACCTATTTCATAATCTACAGCTATATGGTCAAGTGCTGCAACATAGTCAGGTAAACCATAATAAGTAAATGTTGGTTCATAATCTTTAAAATGCATCACAAACCTTTTACCTTTTAAATTAGGATAAAGAGGTATAGTTTGTGTTTTGTCTTTCATTGTATTGTACTTTGCCCAGTCAGGGTGTACATATACTTCTTTCTTGTTTTTAGCCATTCTAACAGTAGTTGCATCTATGTGATATAGATTTACACCACCATCATATAAAACTCCTTCTAAGTAAGCATTACCAAAAGTATAGTAATCATCAGCTAACTTTTTATAAACTTGTCTT